TTAGTAAAGTTGGGCTCTTTTGGTGGTGGATTAATCTTCAATGTAGGTTGTGATGATTCATATGTTCTGAATGCAAATCCAGAATTACTTTTAACATCACCATCTTTAACCGAATCTACTTTACCAGCTTTTCTCAACATTTGCATTGTAGGAGAATTGTTTTCAGCATGGACTTTTCCTAACTTAGGACCAACTTTCTTAGGTTTAAACTCTAAGTATGGTTTATTTGATTTTGTTGCGTTGATATCACTTTTCAATTTATCAATGGAGTTCTTGACTTTATCGTCATTAGCTTTCTTCTGGTCTTTTAGTTTTTGAATGTTCATTTTAACTGAATTGATATTACCAGGAGTAATTAGTTTTTTTCTTTTCACAATACCTTTTTGTGAAATATTATCAACATTACCTTTAACTAATGTTCTATCTGCTTCTTTTAGGAAATCTCTTTCCCAAAGAATTGTGATTTGTTCATCTAAACTAATTCTGCCATTATTCATCATCCAATTAATTGCATTTTCAGACAATGATTTTGAATCTAAGAATTCATTGATGTGTTCATATGCATCAGTCAAGCATTCTTCTAATACCAAATCATCTCCATCATTAATGAATAGATTGAAGTCTTCAAATGTATTATAGAATTTAACTTTATTTTCTTGTGCTTTTGCCCATTTCTCATATCGAATAGACTCTGCAAACATACGTTTTAATGTTTGATTACGTGCTTTGCTTACATCATTTGATGTTTCAACGTAAACCATCATCGTAGAATATCCTAGTTCTTCTAGTTCTTCTTTGATTGATTCAACACGTTCAAAGTTATCTGCTGTACATGAAATAACTAATGGTGAGCGATTACGAATTGCTTCTCTACGGAAGTCATTGCTTTGTTCTGATAGTTTTTGTTTGTCCATCAAGTAATCGTGTGCTTGAACAGAATTTAATTCCACTGCACGTTTTTCTGCAATACCTTGACGAACAACAATATCTTTGCCTGAGCCTGGTCCACCTGCAACAAAAATTGCTTTGAATAATCCTCTATCAACATTTTCGTTGATGCCCATACCTCTACGAGTGTCATCATACATTCTTTTTGATTGAACATGTGACATTGTGCTTGGAACTAACTTTCTGAATTCAGAATAGTTTCCATCTTCTGCATGTTGTCTCATCTTAGTAGCAGAAACACCTTCAACACCATTTGACTTTGGATCACGAGTACCAGCAGATTTTACTTCAATTTTATCGAAGTTATGATATCCAGCCTTACCATTATTCTTTTGTAAAATATCATTGTAGTATTTTACTCTATCTGCGCCAGCAACCATAATTAAATGTTTATGTCCAGCATCATTTAATTTCTTAGCATATTTAAGAAATGTTCTGCATTCTTTTGATGATGTTTGAATGTTTGCATCTGGAAAACAATGTTTTGCATGTTTAACTTTAGCATCTAATGCAACTGGATTGTTTTTAGAATCTTGAGAGTGTGACAATACGATATGATGGTCTACATCTTTTTCGTCAGCCAATTCTTTAACTTTGTTTACTAGTTTCTCATGTCCAGCAGAAATAGGATTCATGCGACCAAATGCCATAACAACTGGATTCAGTTCTTTTTCTTTTTCTTCTGCTATTTGTAAAAATGATTTCATTTACTTCTGCCTAAAAAATTTCTCTTGCTAAATTCGTGTCTATGAATTAATTTATTTGTTTTACCATTATAATGAAATACATATCCTTCTGGATTTGCTGGTTCACCATTATGCATATGGTCATAATCTTGATGCTGATTTAATGTTGATACTAATACATTTTTTGCATTTTGTAAATGCTTATGCATCTTTAATAAATTATCATAATGTTGTTTATTTGCTTTGATATGAGAAATATGTCCATCTAATTCTTCTCTTTTAGCATTTTTAGCTTTATCAGTTTTTAATTTTTCAGTCATACTATCATATTTTTTAGAGATATGATTGATTAGTCCTTTATGTGAAGGCTCTTCATCACTCTTAACTGTATGATTTATATATGTCTCTAGATGTCCACCATTTCCTTGATGGCGTTTAGTTCCAGCATACATTTCTGGTCCAAATTCATCATGAATATCTATGGCAGATTGAAGATGGTCATCAAATTCTTTCTGTGATTTTTTTCCATATGAAACTTTAGATGTATCATATGATGGATTGATATGATGAACATCATCATGGGCTTTGAAATTATTGAAATCGACATCATGATTGGATTCCATTTTAGAAATAGTATCACCTTGATATCTTGAATGTGTAACAAGTCCTAATTTTGATTTCTTTACTTTTTCTACATCTTGACCTTTCGGAACATAAGTTAGTCCCGAAAAGTTTGGTGCCATAGTAACATCTTCTTTGAGAGTTTCATCTTTACCATACATGAAATCGCCTTGATATACACCACTCTTTGGTGCAATTTTATGTAAATGTCTTAATGCATATTTTAATTTACTAGCAAGATTTGGTGTATTACCATGATTTCTATCAACATCATGTTCAGTATAGTTTATTTTTGGATTCTTATTGAATGCTGATTTAGTAGCAACAAAGAATTGTTTAGTCTCTGGATGACGACCATAGATGATAGATGGTGATCCATCAAACTTTGTAGAAAGTTCTGATGTGTGTTTTTTTGCTTTGATGTGTTTGTGTGCGCCAAGTAGTGAATCCACTGCTTGATGAAAGCCTACTTCACCAGATTGGAGAGGTCTATCTTCAACATGAGTGATGTGTTTATTCTGTTTAGCTTCTTCAATTAAGAATGATTTAAAAGATAACATAAATTCCTCGAAAATACAATACGCTGTGATTGTTTAATTATTTAGTATTGAATTAATTTATCTATGATATCTGCTATTGAATAATTGGGTTCAAATCCTAATTGTTTAAGTTTTGTGACATCTAATACCATATTCGTTGCTTGCACAACTTTATGGAAATCAGCAGTTTCTATTGACAACATTTTTGATTTTGAGTTAGATTTCTCGATTGCGTATTTGATTAAAGAAACAATTGTCCAAGAAAATCCATTACCTATGTTATAGATTTCATTAGTGTTTCCTTTTTCCATCACCAATTTAATTGCATCAACAGCATCATCAACATAGATATAGTCTCTAAATGCTTGTCCACCATCATATAATGACACATCTTCATTATTCTTAACGAGATTAATCATGTATTGAAGTGCGTTTTTCTTCTTAGATACTTTTGTATCAGTCTCTCCTAATACATTAGCAAGTCTAAGAATGCGATATTTAATTCCAAATGTTTCGCAATATGAGATTAGTAATTGTTCTGCGGCTCGTTTTGTGATGCTATAGAATCCCTTTGGATCACAGTATGAATCCTCTTTGGCTGGAAGAGGAACATTACCATACACAAACCAAGAACTAACAAAATTGAACGTGACATCTTTTCCCTTACAACTTTCAAGAGTTTTAATTAATGTGGTTAAATTTGTATCAATGTCCAAGTATGGATTTGTATGCACATTATAGTTGTCGATAGTTGATATGAAATAAAGCACATTATTAGACTTTACTTCATAATCATTTCTATCATTAACTATAACATTGGGTGTCATTTCACAGAAACGACCACCCACAAATCCAGCACCTAATACATTTACTTGTTCCATGCAATACAAACTTTCTCAATGTAATTCAAAATGTTTTCATTATATAGTGGTGAACATCCTAAGAAGAACACATTACTTAATGCTAGATTAGAATTTGGATATTGTTGATAGTCATCAAGATGTCTATATCCAGGATGCATCAGAATATTACCAGCAAAGTAATTACGAGTTTGAATCTTATTATCTTCAAAATATTTAACTAATTTTTCTTTATCTGCTTGGGTTTCACAATAGATTGGCACACCAAACCATGATGGATCAGCATTAGGAGTAGCATTAATTACTCGTGCTTCTGGAATATTATCTTCAATGAACTTCTGAATTCTATTCTTATATGTTCTACGTGATTCTTCTAAGAAATCAAACTTCTTCAATTGCTCAATACCAATAGCACCTTGCAAATCAAGAGGTTTTAAGTTATAACCCATATTTGAGAATACATATTTGTGGTCAATGATTCCATCATATGAATTTAACCAGTTATCAAATCGTTTTCCACATTGTCCACATTGCAATAGATTATTTGATCCAACACAGTAACATGCTCTACCCCACCACGCAATACTCCGTGAGGTATCGATAAATTCTTCATAATTAGAGCATACCATCCCACCTTCACCAGTACTGATGTGGTGAGCAGGATAGAATGATGTTGTCCATGCATAGTAGTAATCAGTAATCAGATTACCATTCCATAATGTACCTAATGAATCACAATTATCACCCAATAAGATAATCTCATGTTTATCGCAAATATCAATAATTTTATCCATATCTGGTGGATTACCCAACACTGGTGATACAAAGATTGCTCGTGTTTTTGGTGTAATCTTTTCTTCAATCTTATTCACATCAAAGTTTAATGTATTCATTTCAATATCAATGAATACTGGAGTTAATCCATTCTGTGAAATTGGTGCAATTGTTGTTGGAAAGCCAACTGGAGATACAATGATTTCATCACCATCTTGCCAATTGAATTGCTTCTTCATTGCAGTAATCAACACAAGGTTTGCAGAACTACCTGAATTGACCATCAATGAATGTTTGACATTGAATCGTTTGCTGAATTTCTTTTCAAATTGAGCAACACGTTCACCAGAAACTACCCATTTACCATTTAGAATAGAGTCGATTGCGGCATAGATTTCATTATGGTCCCAAAGTTGTCCAGAATACTGAACAAAGTCACCTTCTTTATAGTCATCATAATTTTTGATGTATTTTGGATTAGCAGAGTTTGCTAATAGACTAATCATTTCTTGAGTCAAATTATTAGATGCATTATTTTCCATTATTTTTTCCTGACGTATACCATTTAATAGTTTCTTTTAGGCCTTCTTCTAAAGTGTATTTTGGTTCATAGCCTAATTCTTTTTTTATCTTTGAGCAATCGATAGAATATCTTCTATCATGTCCTGGTCTATCTTTTACATATTCTATCATAGTTCCAGAGATATTCATAGCTTTTAGTATCATCTTTACCAAATCAATATTGGCAACTTCTTCACCGCCACCAATATTATATTTCTCTCCAACAACACCTTTACGAATCACCAACTCTAATGCTCTACAATGATCCTCAACGTACAACCAATCACGAACATTTAATCCATCACCATAAACAGGAACGTTCTTTCCTGCTAATATACTCTTAATGATTGTTGGAATAAACTTTTCTGAATGTTGATTTGGACCATAATTGTTTGAACAATTGGTGATGATTGTAGGAAGTCCATATGTTTTTCCATATGCTTCTACAAAGTGGTCTGATGATGCTTTTGATGCTGAATATGGACTATTAGTTTGATACTGAGAATATTCAGTAAAACTATGTTGGTCATCTAATTCAAGACTACCATAGACTTCATCTGTTGATACATGAATGAATTTATCAAGAGAATCTAAATTCATCGCATGATTTAATAGATTAACTGTGCCTAAAACATTTGTCATGATGAATGGACTAGAATCTTTGATTGAATTATCAACATGAGTTTCTGCCGCAAAGTTCACAATAACATTTGGTTTATAATGTTTGAATACTTTTTGAATAGTTTCAAAATTTGTGATATCTACTGGTTCAAATGCAATACCAAATTCTTCAATTAGTGGTGCAATATAATTATAATTTGATGCATATGTTAAACTATCAACACAAACAACATCATCATTAAATTTTCTTTTTAGATGATATAGAAAATTACTTCCAATAAACCCAGCACCACCAGTAACTAAAATCATAAATCAACTCCATAATGTTTTGCCACTCCATGTTTTCCATGGAAACCTAAACTCTTACCTAACCAAGGTGAACCCATATTATGTTCAATACTAAATCTGTCAGCAATTTCATTTGTTGCAAATTTAATATCATAAACTTCTTGAAGTTCATCTCTATATATCTTGCAAATAATATTGTCTTCTGGAACTACTTTATCACCTTTTCCATCAATCACATAATATCTAGAATCACCTAAATCATAATTAATTGATTCATATCCAATGTCCATAGATAACATTGCATCATATAGTTTACGACTTCTTAAACAGAAACCACCATTACCAACTCCACCATTTGGCCATCTTGCGCCAATATAATCATAATTGAGAAATTCATCAGTCCATGCATCAGCATTAATTGCAAATCCATCAGCATGAATGATTAAATTAAAATCTTCTACTGCAATATGTGGAACCAATTTTAATGTGATGAAATTGTATTCATCAGTATATCTTTTAAATCTTTTGATTTTTGTCCATTGTACATCAATATTTAAAAATTGTAATCTTTGTGCCGCATTTTCTGGCATAGGAATATCAGAGAACCAATAAACTTTTGACACACGAATGCCAGCATGATGTAATGTCTCTTCAGTTTTTAATAATGCTTGAATTGTTGGTTCATATGTGTATGCATCAATACATGTTATACTAAGTGTTTTATTCAAAATCGTACCTATCAACAGATGTACCTGCACTATGAGAATATTGCAATACATCTTGTCCCATGAAATTATGATAATTTTCTAATAGACACACATCATCGTGTAATCCTAAATCGCCAATAGAATCGAACCAAACATATTCTAAGTCTTTGTCACAACGAGAAACTTCATTCAATGACAATGTCCTATTAAAGAAATCAATTTCAGTAAAGTACATTTGTGTGCCATATGTGACATTATTACCCCATTTCGCAGTTACTGCTTTCTTACCTGTTTGTTTACATTTAGTAATCACATCATGATAATCTAAGTCTGGTTTATTATCATAAGTCACTTTCATAAAGTATTTGAAATCACCTAAAAACTTTAATGCATTGTGAACAGAAGTCAATTCTGCAACGCCATGATTTGTTGTTCTATTTGGTAACCCATTGATTTGAAAGCTATTATTACTATCATAAACATAAGCATGAACATATTTTTGAGTTTCTTCATCAATTGTTGAGTGTGATGCAAGCACAACATGATGTCCTGCTTCGAATAATCTCTTACAGATTACTCGTGTCATTTTTCTTTTTTCTGCTTCAAAGTTACCGCCACAATAAGATGTGACAATTATTGCTGTATCATTCTGCATAAGTTTCCCTTGGTAAGTACCAACGATTGTCTTGTCCTGGATGCATATCGTACCATTTTGGATCTCCACTTCCAATCCAACATTCATAATCAAATCGATGATGTGGTTGTCCTGCAAATTGTGGTACATAATTATTTGATTCTGGAGTATCTAATCTTCTACACTTGCGTAGATATGATGATTTCGCCCAAAAGAAAGTTCCAGCATAAAATGGATATGGTGGATTATTAAGATATGCACATCCTACAGTATCATATCCTTCATCTAGTTTTGCAACACAATCTTTCCAACGTTCGATATTCCAGTATTGCATATATCTACGCCAATTTTGATGTGGTCCATCTGAATGTGAGATACCTTTACTTGTGATGTTTAACACATAGTAATCCCAATTTTGATTATGTGCATCTTCTTGTATACGATGAATAGTTGTTGCTTCATACCATTCTTTATAAGATTCATCAAAATGTTCATAATATACATTGGTTCTATCTTTCCATCGTTCTTTCAACCAATTATAACTATCAATATTATAATGACACATAACATTTACTTCATCAACATTATCAATTAATTGAGTTGATTCTAATAATTTAACTTGCTCGAATAGAATATCAAATCCTCTAGGAGTGATATCCATTGCGTGTATATAAACTTTAATCTTCATTTAGTGGATCCAAATTCCATTCATGATTGAACATAATAATTTTACCTTGTCCTTGCATTGCATAGAAAGGTGTTGTGTGTAGTAGTCCAACTGAACCATAAAAGTAATAACGTTTCTTATCATCATCAATTGCAGATGCATAATGAGATGTTCCAGTATCACCACCAATGTAATGACTACACTTAGCAATGTAATGTAGATTTTGAATTAAATCTGTTGAGATTGCAAACTTAGTTGGTTTGATGTTGAAGTTTAGTCCTGGTGCAACACATAGAATCTTACCATAATCATCATACTTTTCTTGCTCATAATGATTAATGATGTCTTGTAACATCTCATTTGACCAATTTCGATATGTATTGTATGGTGCATCCATGACTGGTGCAATACAAATCAACTTTTCTTTAAATACATTAATATTTAATTTGATGATATCACCAGTCTGTGACCTAATTTCCCATAAGTTTGCACCAGACATCATTGGATCTAGTATTGCTGTACCAGGTTCTTCTGATAGAAATCCACGCTTAACTAGAAAGTCTCTAAAGTCTTTACAATGTTGTCCTTGTCCTAAAGACCTATCTGGCACATAAAATTGAACATCACCATATAAAGGTGGATGCTTTCTCAGGTGCCACAAATAGTTTAATAGTGCAATCATGTCACCATTACGCAATGTACTAAAATTATATGGCTCAATATTAATAATCATATTTAAAATCTCGAATGTATTTTAACTTTGCTCCTCTATCTTTATAATAGTGCAAGTCAAAATCATGTTCAACTGGAAGTCCTTGCCATGTTCGCATATCTTCATCCCACAAGACATACAAATCTTTCTTCATTAAGTCAGCAAGAATACCAATTCCTGTGAATGTTGTAACGAATGGATTAGGATTATATTTAATCAAAGCACAATTATACAGTAAATCATTATTGTAGTCAAGATAGACTGCTTTATTTCTATCAATAATGCCAGAACTCTCAATGAGATTGGAATATCTACGAGTATCTACATCTGGCGCATCTTTAGGTGACCATCTATCACCAACAATCATCTTTTCTTCATGATAATCAATATCTAATTTAGGAATTTGCAATTTAAAGTCATCATCGTTATAAAGTGTAAACCCATATGTTTTATTGAAATAGTTGAGATATTGTCTATTTGCAATAGGTGCTTGTGCATTACCTTCAGTTGTTCCAGTATCATCGAGGATAGCACCATTCATGTAGTTAAACTTTTGTTCTCTCCAAAAGAAAACTTCTTCAATCATATCTTGTGCTAATAGTAACTCTTTGATTCCTTTGAATCTTTCAAGTCTATCACAAATTGAAAATGATAGTTTTTGACCAGTTGCTTTATATAAAGCCGATAGTGTAGGAAGACAATGTGCAAAGTCTCCTAAATTATGTATTCTAGGTGAGGCTACGCTAATCATGCTAACTCATTAAATTTTTTAAAGATTATAAACCAGTCTGAAGGATCAACATAATGCAATTCGCTATCCTGTGGACTACTTAAGAATGACATCAACAATAATGTTTGGTCATCATCAATCAATCTATGACTGAGTAATACTGCTAGGCAATTCGTCATACGACTCATTAAATCTACCCATTTGTGTGTACCTGCAACAATATGACATCCCATAATATAAACATCACCAGTGTAGATTATTTCATCAATTGGACGCTCTGGTTCAATTGTTCTGATATTGAAATAATGAATCTTTTCTTTATCAAAATCATATGACCATTCTTTGCTTGATGGGATAGTATTAGGATTTCTGCAATAACCAAAATCAATCCATGCAGTTAAATCTGTCTTGATATGACCATTTGTAATTGCATGTGATACATAATATGATTTAAAAATATTCACTAGAACATAATCTGTGTGCCAATATTCAATCAATTGTGGATTATCAACTTTGCCATAATAGTTTGGATCATTCATGATTTCTGTAACTTTATCACGAATTTCATCAAATCCATTTGGAAGATAACTAGGTAAAACAACGACTGTAGTTTGTTCTTCTAGTCCAGCATCTTTTCTGATATTGTAGATTCTTTCAGCAAAATCTTGTGATGTGTATATCACCATATCATTTTTTAGTTGGGCAAGATTTTTAAAATATTCAAAGTATGTGTCCACACTTCTATGTTGATAATGTGGTAATACTCTACCATGTTTCTCATTAGGTAGATTTCCTCTACCAATATCAAAGAATGCAGTTACTACTGTTATATTTTTATCCATATTTTCTCTCAATCAAATTTTTCCATGCTGGAACTCTATTATATTGATGAACCATAACATACTTATCACCACTTGGTGTATACACAAACTCACCATCAAATGTAGGTTCACCACATTTCAAATGTGGTCTAAACTTATCAATCTTAGTTGGATCAACTGTTGTGCCACATTCACATGC